TGAATTTCTCCGCTTGGTCTGGATTGCAAACTTGTTCTTCGATAGGAATGGATATATTTTTCATGTTAATCCTCGATCCTAATCCCGCTGATTTCTTCAAAAACATCCGCGTCGAAATTAGGCAAAGCTTTCAGTAGTTCTATATCTTCGCTTGTCGCCGATTCATAAGCTATGCGCCATGCTTCTTTGTATTTCAGTGTCTTTAAATATCCTCCTGTCGTTTCATGCGCCGGATGTCGTTTCTTTTCTTCATTCGTCATGTCATTTGAAGTTATCCAAATAGTTAAATTGAAGAAAATAAAATTTGGCTTTATGGCATTTTTCCAATCCAATCGGTTGCAATCTTGGTTGAATATTCTGATTGTGTCGGATTGAGTGGAATTGAAATGCCCCGTTTCATTATCGCATGAATTCCAGTCTCCGCTGTTCCAGTCTCCGCTGTTCCAGTCTCCGCTGTTCCTGTCTCCGCTGTTCCTGTCTCCGCTGTTCCAGCCTCCGCTGTTCCAGCCTCCGCTGTTCCAGCCTCCGCTGTTCCAGTCTCCGCTGTTCCAGTCTCCGCTGTTCCGTAATCCTGAATTATCTTCCCCCATATTGACGATGGCCAGCATTTCGGGCCATGATAGTTCTTGTATGATTCGCAATTTATTCGTTACGCATTTATCATCGCCTTTTTCGATTTTTCCGATGGCTTCGACTATCGCTATTTTATTTTCACTGTCGAATGAATAATAGTTGAAACAATCCGCTACATTTTCGCAGAAATGAAATCCGGCATCGCATAAACCTATTTCACCGTCATGTTCATATGTTTCACCGATTTCATATTGAAAACCTCGGCATTTCCAGTTCTTATCGAAAACTTTATATCCTTTCATAATTATCTCCTTTGTTTTTTAAGCTTCAGGAATCATATACCAATTCAATCCTTTTTCTCTTAGATTGTCTTGAATATCCAGATTATACTTTTTCGCTAATTTTCGCGCAACCGCATCGATTGCTTTAAATGATGGCTGTTTCGGGAAACCGCTATGATATATGGTTCGGCTATCCGGCTCATTACCATTCAATCGTACATAAACTCTATTCGCTCCGAATCCATCATCGCTGAAACTACGAGTGATTACGATCGCGTTCGACGATTGCCATTCCATTTGTTTTAGCCCATCACGCATAGGAAAAATTTCTTTTTCCAATTCTACGATTAAAGCGGTTAGATGCAAAGCGATATATTGCGGGAAATGATAACGATGTCCAGTGATATTATATGCACGTCTCCATTTTTCAGGCATTTCAACATCCAATAATAGATTATGCCTATCGATTTCGATGCGTTTTCTCTCACGGCATAGCGCATCATACTTTTCATTTAGATAATCGTTTTGAAAATCAACCATTTTATATCTCCTTTGGGATGTTTTTTGTTTTGACTTATTGTCGATTCGTTAGATATAATGTTCCTTCACCAAAGCATTTCTGTCAAGAGAAAAATTAAGCTATTTCAATTTTATTCCCAAGCCTTTGAATATTCATGATTTTTGAAAATTTCCGCTATGCCTGTATTTTGTTTCAATCTCAAAACTTCATCCGCATCCATGCCCAAATGCTTGCTTATTTGCAAGTCATCCCATCCTAGCATAACCAGTTCCGCTACAATGTTGCTCATCTGGGTTACGTTATGTTCGCCTCTTGCGCGGTTATGTCGAATCGTCGCGGCCATACGGTCCTTTATATTTTTATTGATGACTGTAACTGGCACATGACTTAATTTGAATTTAACGGCGTTTTTATAGCGATGCGCTCCGTCTACAACGATGTATTTATCTTTTTCGGCATCATGAATAGTCACGATTGGTTGCGTATAACCGTCTTCTTCTATTGATTTTTTCAAGAGCCGCATTTCAGGAGGGGCGACGGCGTTAGGATTATATTCATTAAGCTGAACTTTATCGATAGGCACTAATTGAGCGAAAAGGCATGGAAACGCCAAACGTTTTTCATCTTTCGACAAATCATAGCCATGTTTGATTTTATCGAAAATTTGTTTAACTGTATTTCCTATTGAAAAATTTTTCATTTTGACGGCTCCCATTTCATCAAATTATATTTTCCTCGCGTACCTGTTTTTTGAAAGTTTTGTGTTGTCCAGTATTTTGTCAGTGATTGTATCACAACTATACGGATTGTTTTATTTTGCTGTTTCGCATATTGACATGCCATATTTACGATTTGTTTATATAATCCAATGCCTCTATATAACTCAGTGATATAACCATGTTTTAAGATTATACTTTTTCCTCCTAATTCCAACGCGCAAAATCCAACTACTTCATCTAGTTCATTCAATGCCAACCACCAAATATAATTGTCTTCATTATATAATGGCGCGCCTAATTCTTTAGCTATCTGCTTAGATGCGAAAAATTGCCCCATATATTTATAGAATTCATCATTCGCTGAACATGTTGTTATGATTTTAATTTTTTGTTCATCGAATTGATAAAATATTGCTTTATTGTTTTCTTTCATCTTATCTCCTTTTGTTAATTGTGATTCGTTAACTAATATGATCCTTCGCTAAAACATTTCTGTCAAGAGAAAAATTAAATATTTTCATACCGCTTTTTTAGAGCTTCCAATTTTTCATATTCTTGTTGATTAGCGCAGAATTTTAAATTTTTACAAAGATAATCTCCTTTCACTAATACTTTCGCGATTCGTCGCCATGATGGTTTTTTGTCTTTTGCCGCTGTATCTCTCTCATGTTCATCGTAAATATCGACTATATATAAACCGTCTTGATCGAATTTTTCATTATCTTGATATTTTTGCGCATAGACATGCGGAATATCCTTATATAGATATTTACGCCACCATCTTAGAAATACATTGATTCTTCTAAGATAATGATCTCGTAAATACGGAGGCATTGTCCGCAATATTAATCTTGTCCATGCTTCCCATGTCGTGTTTTCCGGTTTCTTGATACGTCCCTTCATAATGTTTTTGCCTTTATAGATTTTCGCGAAATTGCCGCCATATACTCGTTCCGATACACGCGACCAAGTTTCCGGCTCGATTTTCGCGAATAAATCCATATTATCTCGTTGTTCTTCCCCGTATGGTTGGCAAATCCGCATTGAATTCAGCGCGTATCCGGCAAGATACATTTTATCATATACATGATTATACGGAACCGTGGATGAATATTTCCATACATCGGCTATATCCCAATCATAAATCGGATGTACGCTATATGTATCATAGCCTGTAATCTTTTGTTTCAATATCCATTGAATGCCATTATAGAATTCCCGGTTGGCGCGTACTTTCATCTTGAGATAACGATTATAGCTTTCCTGCGTTCTGATGCCGATTACTTGCGCTATTTTCCGTAATCCTTTTTTTTCGACTAGGTATTTTGGGAATTGAACAATAAACTCCTCGAATTCCATGCCTTTGCGAAAGTATCCGTCGAAAGGATTGTTTTCTTCATTAATGATCAATCTATTTGCAGGCATCGGTCTAATCCATTTGTCTCGTTTATCGGCTTCCCAACATAACCATTTAGGCATATGGAAAGAAGATGCATTCGATAGATGAAACGGCAAGCATATCCAATATCCGTTTACTTGTATCTCCTTATCGGCTATAAGCTGTTCTAAAAAATCATTATGCAACTTATAATGGCCTTCCAGATCGATAATCAAGACATTGATGGATTTGAATCCTAATTTCAATGCGACTTCCTTCATAAGATAGAAACAGACTGAACTATCCTTGCCGCCGCTTAAGGAAAGCCATATTTCATTCTCTGAAAATTCCTGATAAATATATTCAAGTCTTTGAATCGCGGCTTCATAGACATTTATGTCAAGATATTTTTTACTCATAGCTCATCTAGTATTTTGCGTTTCGATTCAGTGTTAGCCGTCTGGATTTGTTTTTTAAAAACATCAACGGCGTTATCCTTTAATTGGAAGGATCGTTCTATTTTTTCATCTATGCTATCGCGGCATATTATGTCGATGTAATTCGGCGGCCTCATTTGTCCTATACGGTAATTGCGGTCTTCGGCTTGAATGCGATCAGTGTATTTAAAATTGTTGTTATAGAAAATCGTATATTCAGCCTCATTCAAAGTCAGACCATGTCCGCCGCTTCCGAATGTGGTCAGGAAATATTTATTGTTTTCACGAAAAGCCTTCAAGGAATCCCGTTTTTCAATTTCAGACATTCCGCCATGAAACGGGGAAAAAGTTTCTTGCCGATTAGCTATTATTGTTTGAATATTTTCAATATCCTCAAGATATTTACAGAAAATAATTATTTTTTTCTTTGCTGGAATATAGTTTAGCACATCCTGCAATGCTTTTAAACGATTATTTTCATAATATTCATTTTCCGCGTTATTGAAACCGCATACTATTTGTTGAAGAGTCGTAAATAGTTGTAGTATATTAGTTCCTTGAAAGTTATCTATGTCCGTGATATTGAAAAGAAAATCATCTTTTGATCGGTTGTATGCTTCTCTTTGCTCGTAGCTCATCTCGAAATAATGCGGTTGATAAATTTTATCCGGCAAATCTAGACATTTATCTTTAGTTACTTGATAAACATAGGGTTCAAGCTTGGCTGCAAGGTATTCGGTATTGCATGCATGTTGCGAGTAGCCCCATTTTTCCTCGATGAATCGTATATGATTTTTCGAGAATTCATAATATGATCTATACCCGAATATTTTAGATGAGAGGAATTTAATTTGCGCATATAGATCAATGACGCTATGAGCTATGGGCGTGCCTGTTAATACCGATTTATATAGACAATTTTTAGTAAGTTCGGTTATCCATATAGTTCTTTTCGCGGAGGGGTTCTTGATGTAGAATGATTCATCGATAACGATGTAGCTATCCGAGCGTATAATTTTATGTAGGCAGAAAATAGTTTTCACGCTTCCGCTTACTGATTCCAATCCGACTATATGAATTCGGGCATGGGGAATATTTTCAGGGAGAGTTTTATCATTGAAGATATGAAGCAATTTCTGATGATAAACATGAATTGCGATTTCTTCCGCGATCGCATATTTTATAGATACAGGGCAAAACCATACCACGTTCGATATTTTCGCTTGTTTGCGGGCGATCAATTCAAGAACCGTTCGGGTTTTGCCTGTGCCCATCTCCATGAACAATGCGGAAACTTTTAAAGATTCAAGCTTTTCAACCGCTTGAAGTTGATGTTTATATAGATTCGTCTTTAAGAGTAGTATCAATTTCAGCTCGCGGGGGCATTAAAAGAGAGGGTTCATGGAAAACGGTATTTTTCTTAGACGGAGGTTTTTCGATATTGAATAAAACGCATATATCTTTTTTCCCCTGTTCTATTCTTTCATGGGCCTCATTGGTGATTAAGAATTCATAATCTTCCGCGAATGCATATATTTCATCATAGAAATATATAGGCACGACTATACATTTATGTTTTTTGAGATATTTGCTACCGTATAGATTTTGCCGAATGCATGAGTATAAATCTTCACGTAGCCAAGATACCGTTAGATAATTTTCATAATTAGAGATGTCGCATATTGAAATGATGCGGGTTGGTTCAGGCTTATAATCATTTGATTTGATTTTGTCCGCAAGTTCCGAATTTGCAAGATGCAGCATGAATCCTTTCAAAAGCAACGCGATTCCTAATTCGACTATGCGATCTATCGCTAATTCCCGTGTAACTGTCTTTTCCCAATATTTAAATTCAGAATTCCAGCATAGTTTATATGCACGCATTACTTTATAGAAACGTTCATCATAATGTTTCGTGCGGCATATGATTTCGTTGTCGTTTAAATGCAATATCGCGATTTCATCGGATTCAACCATCTCAGGTTTCAGTATGATTTCTTGAGACATTTCAAGCCAGGGGATATTGCATATTGCGATTCCCTAAATTGTCGGGATTATAGATAATTTCTTTTTTCATGTTATGTAATAAATACAGTCCGCGCCTATCATCGCATGGCGGCGTTTTAATAGTCATAACGCCATCTTCCGTGAAGATGAAAAGTTTTTCACTTGATACTCCGTCTTCCCATAAACATGCTTGGCATTCGACATCGATGCGGATTTCATAAAAAGCCTGAGAAAATTTTCTCTCGCAGCCCCATTGGTCTATATCCACAATATGCGCGTCGTTGATTTGTTTTACTGAGTATGGCAATTGCGCAAGCGCATCTGGTAGATGGGGACTTTTCGACCATAAAATTAGAGTATTGCTTTCGATGTGGTAGTTGCCATCGAAGTTTTTGTCGAAATCATGTAGTTTATTGAATTCATTGCGTGTCATTATAATCTCCTTTATTTATTTTCAGTTTTCGTGATTCGTTATATAATATATTCCTATTTGAATTTATTTCTGTCAAGAGAAAAATTAATAAAAATAATTATATTTTTTTAAAAAAAGTGCTTGACAAACTTATTTAACTTTGATAATGGTTAAGGTACAAGCTGATTTAAACAAACAAAACAAAGTATTACAAGCTATTTTAATTTAATCATTAACCATTCTAGCCAAAATGACCTTAAAGGGTGATAAAATTTTCGGGCCGAAGTTCAAATACGATACGCCGGAGGAATTACAAGAGGCGGTAGACCGGTATTTCGATGAAAATAAAATTCATACTATGTCGGGATTGGCGGTGCATTTGGGATTAACACGCATGTCTCTCGTCAATTACAGGCGGTATGATGAGAAATTCAATGCTATTCTGGAAGAGGCTAAGGCCAAAGTCGAGGTTTACTGGGAAACTCAACTAGTGACTCCCAAAATAGCGCATGGGGTTATTTTCGCGCTGAAAAACAACTTCGGCTGGCGCGATCAATTGGATATAGACAGCGACAACAAGCATGAGCATAATTTTCCGAAGCTGACGCCGGAGGAAGCCGAAAACGCTCGAAAAGCGTTCGATAAGGAATTTTGATGCATGTCCCGGAAATATTCAAACGGCATAATCCGGCATTACTGAAATATCAGCTTGAGAACGATCTGCTTTATTTTCAGCGGTTTTTCTTCAAACAACAACAGCGGATTAAATTCATAATAAATGCCCATCATGCATTAATCGCGAACGTGCTTCAAAAAGTCTGGTTGGGTAAGATTAAAAGGCTGATTATTAACATCCCTCCCAGATATGGGAAAACTTCACTTGCGGTTATTGGCTTTATCGCTTGGTGTTTCGCGAAAAACAACAATTGTCGTTTTCTGCATTGTAGTTATTCAGATGATTTGGCTTTAACTAATTCATCGGACGCGAAGGATATTATAGAGTCGGAAGAGTACAAGTATTTATGGCGATTGCAGATTAGACCTGATTCCGACTCGAAAAAACGATGGAATATAGTTGACGGAGGAGGGCTTTACGCCGTTTCGGCTGGCGGTCAGATTACCGGATTCGGAGCCGGACGCGCCGCTCCTGGATTTCAGGGAGCCGTCATAATCGATGATCCGATTAAACCGCAGGATACTTATTCGGACGTTAAGCGTCTTCGCGTGAATGAATGGATGGGAGATACAATCAACAGCCGTCTGGAACAGCAGCGCAGCACTCCCATAATCGTTATAATGCAGCGACTTCATGAAGACGATCTTAGCGGTTTTTTGCTTAACGGCGGCAATGGCGATTACTGGCATCACCTATGCTTGCCCGCTTGGATCGATTAATTCGTTATTTGATCCGCTTTGCAAAAATTTTTATTAAAATGAATAATGATAGTCCCTTCAGATGGTCGCATCATAATAATCGCGTTTAATTGTTCTTCCGCTAAATAAAAACCTATATGAACTAAACTAACTAAATCCGTGGGAACATCTTTGGCGAGCCATTTATTGTTTCGTGCTAATTCATCGAAATGAACATTTTGCATAATGCAATTTTTTGAAGATGTAAACTCGCTATATTTTTTAATATAATCATATGTTTTTGTATTCATTGTAATCTCCTTTAAGATTTGCGTTTCGCGTTGTTATTGAAGACTATTCTACTTGGATGAAAGTTATTGTCAAGAGAAAAATAAAATTATTTTCAAGTGTCTGAAAAACAAAGATATTCTCATGCCATACCGATAGAGCATAACCTTCCGAGCGGGCCGCTGTGGGAATACAAGCATAACAAGTCGGAACTTGAAATACTCAAACGCACGAATCCGCATGTCTACGCGGGGCAATACGACCAGAATCCAAGTCCGAAAGGCGGCGGGATTTTTCAAACCGACTGGTGGCGATATTATCAGATACAGCCGGTTTTCGATTATCGAATCATAACGGCAGACACGGCTCAGAAAGACAAGGAAATCAACGACTACACGGTTTTTCAACTATGGGGCGCGGTTGGAAATCAGGCGTATTTGATCGATCAATATCGAGACAAGATCGAAGCTCCCGAACTTGAAATTCAGGCGATAGCGTTTTGGAATAAACACGTCGATAAACAAAGCGGCGTACTTCGCGGAATGTACGTCGAGGACAAGGTTTCCGGGACTTCCCTGATTCAACAGATTTCGCGCAAGGGCAAATTCCCGATTATACCGGTTCAACGGCATATATCGAAAGTCATTCGTTATTTCAATGTTACGCCTGCGATCGCGAGCGGGATGGTGTTTTTGCCGCAAGACGCGGAATGGCTGTTCGACTACAAGGAAGAGCTTAGAAAAATAACGCCGCTAGATACTCACAAGCATGACGATCAAGCGGACACGATGGCTGACGCGGTGGAGATTATTTGTCTTGGAGCGCATATCGAAAATCCGGATGAACATATTGAAGACGCGATGAAAAATACAAAGAACGATGATTTGAACTATTCGATCGACGGTTCGATGAATGATTATCTTGAAGATGAAAGGGGATTGTTCTAAATGAGTATAAAAAATACGGATTTATATTTTGCTAAATTCACAGATGAAATTGAATTACGGATTAAACAACATACTGTTTTCATACTTTGCAAAATTTTAGTTTGCGGGATATTCATATATTTTTCAATCGCCATGCCGCAGCTTAAAATATTCAACTTATTGATAGCGGTCTGTTTTGATTGTATGATTTTTCATAATATTAGATTATTGAATAGGTGCGGCAAATATATCGGCAAACTTGAGAAAGAGCTATTCGGTGAATTTGAATATGAAAGTATAGTTCAAAAAAATAAGACATCATTCTGGTTAGATCAAATTGATCGAATAGGATGGTTAGGAATAACTATTATTATATTAATGTCTATTATAGGAATATTCTAACCATGTTTGAAAACTTCGATTTTCGATTCTGGAAAAAGAAAACGCCTCCGCAACCATTATCGTTCCAGGACCGAGTTAGAGAGCGAGAAAAAAATCCGGATCAATCGACGCGAAAACGACAAGATCAAATCGATATGCGGCCGTCATTGCAGGAAATAGCGTTGTCGGGCGATTCCATGTTTCTTGCGTTGTTTTCGGATTTCGATAGCTACAATCCGGATGAGCTTGTAGCGAAGAAGGGCTATCAGATTTACAACAAGATGTTGCGCGATCCGCAAGTTAAATCATCGTATAACACGTTGATAAACATGTTGATTTCGCGAAGTTCGTTTTTCGAGAAACAGTCCGAAGAGCCGATTCAGGACGAAATAATCGATTTCTTCAATTTGAATATCGATTCGCTGCTTCAAGGTTCGTGGCTGCAAGCATTGAGAACGGTGCTTATAGGAAAGGCTCAAGGTTTTTCGGTGTCGGAGAAAATTTTCGGAACTACCGAGATAGACGGCAAGGAACGTTGGATATTAACGCAAATCAAAAAAAAGCCCTACTG